CTCTAAAAATATAGAAAAGAACTATGCGGAATCTTATCAAGACATGTTTGTTCTTTCTATGTTAAATGGTAAAAAGAACGGAACATACCTTGAAATTGGTGCAGGTAATTCTTTCTATGGAAACAATACTGCATTGATGGAAGTTAATTATGATTGGAAAGGTGTTGCGATTGATATTGATGAGAATTTTGTCAATGCACATAACAGTGAAAGGAAACATAACTGTGTTCTAAAAGATGCTCTTAAAATAAATTATGAGAGATTTCTATTAGGATTAGATATGCCAAATGACATTGATTATTTGCAGTTAGATTGCGATCCTCCAGAGGTAACTTATAAAATTCTTCTCAATATGCCATTTGAAACTCATAGGTTTGCTGTTATAACTTATGAACACGATTACTATTGCGATGAAACTAAATCTTTTAGAAATAAGTCTAGAAAATACCTTGAATCTTTTGGTTATAAATTAGTTGTAGATAATATATCTCCAGATGATGAAAGACCTTATGAAGATTGGTGGGTTCATCCAGATTTAGTTGATCAAAAGATCATAGATAAAATGCTTTGCGTTGACGGTAAAACTAAAAAAGCTGAAAAATACATGTTCAATTCTTTATAAAATTATGTCGATACCAGTTATTGGAGTTCCTGTTACTAATAGTACTTTTTGGGTAAGTCGTTTGCTAACTAGCATTGATTATCCTGTTGATGAAGTCTTTATTGTTAATAACAATGGTAGGGGAGAACTTGATGAAGATCTTGCAAAGTTGGCAAGTTTAAAGTATAAGTATATTAAAAAGGTAAAGGTTGCGAATTTACCTGGTAATCTTGGAGTCTCAGGTGCTTGGAATTTAATTATCAAGTGTTATGTTATGGCACCATATTGGATCATATGTAATGATGATGTTTCTTTTTGTCCAGGATTCTTAGAAGAAATGATTAACACCGCCAATTCAGATCCAATGATTGGAATGGTGCACGGAAACAAAGGAGATTATGGTGTAGGTAGTTGGGATTTATTTCTTATAAGAGAAAGTATTGTTAGACAATTTGGTTTGTTTGATGAAAATTTATATCCTGCATATTGCGAAGATGCTGATATGATTATGCGTTTCATACATCGTCCTATCAAAAAAGTAATAGAATTAGAAAGTCAGTATTATCATGGATTTGGAAAGAAAGATGAGTACTATACTCATGGAAGTCAAACCAAAAAGACTGAACCAGAGTTGGCAGAGAAACTTGAAAGATCCAATGTATTGAATATTGATTACTTAACTGAAAAATGGGGTGCAAATTGGAGAGTTCAAGGACCAACTTACTTACCGTGGGAAGGAGATTCAATGGAAACTAATCCAAACGGAGATGCGAGAAGAGTTTCAAGCACAACTTTTGATTTAGATTTTATACGTAGTAAACATTTAGGGTTCTAATGCTAAGTGATAGTTTTCTTACAGTTAATCCAAATTATAGAAAACATCAACGAGTAATTATAGTTGATAATTTCTATAAAGATCCTGATCAGGTCAGGAAGTTTGCTCTGGAACAAGATTTTTATGACGATGAAGGTTACATCGGAAGAAGAACTCGCAAACAGTTTTTCATACCAGGTTTAAAAGAAGCATTTGAAGATCTATTAGGAACCAAAATTACCAAATGGGAAGAGCATGGAATGAATGCTAGGTTCCAACATAATTGGGCAGGAGAAAAATTAGTTTATCATTGCGATGAACAAACTTGGGCAGGTATGATATACTTGACACCAGATGCTCCTCCTGAGTGTGGAACATCTATGTTTAGACATAGAGCAACTAAGGTTCATCATAATACCATGATTGATTGGGAATCTGGACAAGGTAACGAAGTATTTCCAGGTAGAACTTTCTTAGACAAAACACCATATGAAGTCGTTGATGTTGCAGGAAATGTATATAATAGACTAGTTCTTTTCAGTGGTGGAAACATACACGCTGCTTCAGAATACTTTGGCGATTGTTTAGAGAATTGTCGATTGTGGCAAATGTTCTTCTTTGATTAAGAAGAGAACCTTAAGTAAATAAATATAATTTTAGGATCAAAGATGAACGTAGCAGTTTTCTCCAAACCAGATTGTCCTTATTGTGATAAAGTAAAAAAGATATTTAAGTTGACAAATATCAATTGTGCGGTATATAATTTAGATGAACACTTTAACAGAGATGCTTTTGTATCAGAATTTGGAGAAGGTTCTACCTTTCCTCAAGTCGTAGTCGATGGTCGAAAGATAGGAGGTTGTAATGACACTGTTAAATTTTTAAGGGAGAAGAAAATCGTTTAATGAATCAATTAAAATCAAATAACGACCTTGAAATAAATCGTGGTTTTGAATTCCTAATAAGAAATACACAAAAACGACATAAACCAATACATATTATTTTTAAAAGAGTTGGTTCTTTCTTCAAAAGAGAAATAAACCTCTATTTTGAATTTTCTTTATCCGTAAAGAAACATAAACTAAATAAACAAAATACCTTAAAGGAGGTGCGTAAATGAATTTGAGCACTATCGATATAATACTTATATCAGTATTACCAATATCATTTGTACTTTTTTCATTGGGATCTATAGTAGGTTGGCTAGTAAGAGATTATATGCTAAACTATCAGGAGATACCAAAACCACATCCTGAGATGTTTGATATGAATGGGAATTTGGTTCCCGACGAGGTAATTGCATTTAACTTTGAAAATTATGACAACAACGAAACCGAAGAAGACGACTAGAAAGACAACAAAAGCAGCTCCTATTCCAGATCTCCCAGTAAATCCATTTTTATTTGAGGTTCTTGATGTTGTTGTAGCACAAAAAACAAAAGCAAGAAAGATTGAAGCATTAAGAAAATTTGGAGACAATGCTCTGAAGACTATCTTCATTTGGAATTTTGATGAAACTGTAATATCCACACTGCCACCAGGCGATGTTCCATATGCTGCTGTAGATGAGCAGGATTCTTTTAGTGGAACTCTAAGCGAAAAGATTCGCGATGCTGTTGATAAGATGGGAGAGTTAGGAACTAGGTCTTTAGGATCTCAAGATCAAGGAAGATCATCTATAAGAGCAGAGTTCAAAAGATTCTATAACTTTGTTAAAGGTGGTAACGATTCTCTCAGTTCTCTTCGTAAAGAGACTATGTTTATTAACATCCTTCAAGGATTGCATCCACTGGAGGCAGAGATTGTAGTTCTAACAAAAGACAAAAAGTTACAAACTAAGTATAAATTGACCAAAGAGATTATTGCTGAAGCATACCCAGATATTAAATGGGGAAATCGTTCTTAACTGAAATTTTTTTATTATGGCAGAGAAAGAAACTAAAACAGACTTAAAAAAACCCGCTAAAAAAGTAACGAAAAAACCAGAAGTAAAACAAAACTGGTCTTCTAATGAAAAGCAAACATCGAAAGATGTTTATGGTTGTGAAATTTTAGTGGACAATGGCACTATGGAAGAGGTGTCAAAAACAGAATACCCTAATGATGCCTTTATAGTAAAGTATCATGTTGATGATAAAGTTTGTCTTGACCTAACAAGAGGTAGTCGCACTGCATTATTTGATATGTACTATGATAAGTTCAAGAAAGAATTAAAGGAAATAAATTGGGGTAAAGGAACTATTAGTCCTAAGATATGGGGATACAAAAGTCCTCAATCAAAAAAGAAGAAGTAAACCTAAATATAGTAGTATCAAAATTTACATGAGGAATCAACTAATCAAAGCACTTCTAGCACATGCACAAGGAGATATCCAAAAGCACGTAGCAAATGTTGAAGTATACTTATCTAATCCTGTAGGAATTGGAGAGCACTCTAATATTGTAGAGGCAATCGAAGAGGAACTTAATATGATTGCTAAGTATGAAGATCAAGTTGAAGTTATTAAAAAGTATTTTAAAAATGAAGGGCAAAACCAAAATTGACTTTTATTTACCAAAATAGTCGAAAAAAATTCCCGCCAAAATTTTGAACCATAAAGATTTTATAAAATTGTAACAGAAGTTACACTATTACTTGACTATATACTGTACATGTGTTAGTATTCTAACATACGTTCATCTTATGGGCATTTTTCTATCATTTCTACTCGCTAACCACGAACCAGTCCATTGGACTATTAAGTGTAATGGGTGGAAGGAACTGTCTTCAGAGGTTCGACAAGATCAATATCTTGATGAACAATCAAAGTCAGATCTGTTAAACTACTTTAAAACTAAAGTAGAAGAAGAATGCGATTTTGAACCATAAGACGCAAGTAAGCCGACACGGAACGGGTTCGTTCATCCCTACGGGGACGCAAATGCCGACTGAAGGAACGGGGCTAAAAATCCCTATTACTACAGGAGAAAACCGATGGCACAAGTCACATACCGTGGTGTTAAATATGACACCGATAGAAACAAAGCAAAGCAGACTAACAAGGTCGATCTTACTTACCGTGGTGTAAGACAAGAAAAAGAACTTACAAGTCTTAAGTGATTGAAACATTAGAGATATGCATAGCATCTGCTATCTTTCTCACAATCATAACTGCTGAA